GTCACAATCAATACCAGCATCATTAACAACCACTTCACATACGGCACCGTCTTTGACCTCGCCACCTATCGACAAGAGATTTGTTGATGCAGCGGTGCCTGCTTGTCCTCCAGCATACACGTTGAATGTAAGTTTGCCACCTTCGTCTCCGGCACTCTCGTCAGAGGCAATTGCGTCAATTGAGGCATATGCCTGCGATCCGTCGCCGGAATCGAGCCCAACGAATTTAACGGTACCAAGAGACATGTCATCGTTCGTGGTACCATGACTTCTATGAAAAGTAAGTATGGGCGGCTTATCGAATGCGTCATCTGAGTTTCTTAGCTCAAGAAGAGCTTCCGTTTCTTCTGCTGCGGATTCAATCAATAATATTGGATCGCCTGATCCGCCGATGGCATCATTTCTAAGATGAACCATTTGGACACCGGTTGCTGCTATGTTATCATTGATAATGCTTACCAGAGTTCTGTTTCCAGTATCGTTGGAATCAGATACCAGCTTGAGGATTTTACCGGTCGTTAATCCATCGGCAGTAACGTCAATCACGTCCGCAGTTGTAACAGCGTCTGCTATAATCTCGACAGCATCATTGGTATCTTCCAGGTGTATAACCGAAAGGGTGGGCTTTGCTTGACTGGCATTACCTACAGCTTGGAAGACTCCTGCTCTAAAAGTACTAAAATTATCGAATGGAACATCATAAGCAGTTTTGTCAGGACCATGCGATCCCACTTTTCCTATGACAAAACTTCCAGAAGATTGATCCCATATTAGAGCTTGATTGAGATTTCCATTAAGACCAAAAACAAATCCACGGTCGCCCACAGCACCTGTAACACTCGATGCATGACTTGCAGAACCAAATGCAAGCCCAAGTATTGGGTCTTGTACCACTAAGTTGCTTGAGGAAATTGTGGTGAAGCTACCCGCGATATTAAGATTTCCACTGATATTTAAATTACCAGTGAGTTCTAATATGCCTACCGCGTTGCCACCATGTTCAGGCTGGGATCCTGTAAGATATCTAAGGTTGGGGCTTCCTGATAGAGTGGCAAAACAGCCCTCATTATCGCCCCTAAATTGGATCGAACCAGTTGGACCACTTGCTGTTAGCGCCCCATTAATATATGCCCAGGTAAACTCACCCATTAAACAAAGCTCCTATAATTATAATTATTCACTATAAATAGAGCCTAACTCATGTTTTAGACAAGAAACATTAGAAGCTGGCACCCCAAAGTTTAATGACAAATTTGCCTGCTGTATAGGTGCCACCGCTGTTCGCGCCAGAACCATTTGCGAGATATAAATAAGCATCCACACAATTAGAAAGGTCATCCGGTCCAGAGGCTTGGGTCATTCCAGCGGTAATGGCACCTCCGGCAGCAATTAATACTGTCGCTGTTCCAGAATCATCATATTCCACATCTTCTGCTAGCGAAGCTGAATTTGAAACCAAATCAATATCAGCAGTTGTGTTAGATCCGGCTGGTACCTCGATGCAACTCATTTGTGCTTTATAAATTATTCCATTTACTGCTGTGGTAATCTGGGTAATATATGCAGCCGCAACTCCATCTTCTCCAATAATATCTTTTACAGTGCCGGAAACCAATAAGCCCTCTAGATCTACCAAAATGGTAGTTAGAATTTCTCCGTTAGTCTTGGAGACATACATGGTTACCCCAGCGGCTCCATCGAAACCGCCGCCAGTTGAATTTGCTGTTCTACTATTAATGACAAGATCGCCATCAATATCATTGCGTCCTGCTTTATACCCCATTACAGACCTCCACTATTCTGTTAATCCAGAGCCGGTGTGTTCAAACATTCTAGCTAAATTAATTTGCGTTAGTTCGGCAACTATAGTAAACGATGCATCTCCACTATTTGTTTCTGGTGCAGAAACAAAAATTTCTGTTGCCTTTACGCCAAAAGTGTAAGAATCTTCAGCAGAATTCAGTAAAAGATAGTGTGATCCACTAATGACATTTATGCCACCTATGGGCTGTGCGTTTGGGCGGGCGAGCGTGGACGACGTAGAGTTAAAATGCACCCGAATATCTTGAGCGCTTTGATTAATTACGGTAATTGTTTTTGTAACCATCGGAAATTCAAATTTAAATTCATGACCTTTAGGTAAAGCAGCCTCTGCACCCTCACCATGATTTAGTCCCGATCCTGAAATCCAAGGCACTGCCGAGACTTGATATGATCCGACGTTATGTAAGCCTACTGAATATGTGCTAGGTCCAGAACCTGATTGTCCCGTTAGTCCCATTGTGATTAAACTCCTGTTTTTTCCTTATAATTAGTATCTAATTACTTCTTTTTTCTTTCTAATTTTGCGGTTTCGCGTTTTCTACGAATAATTTTTTCTCTTCTCAATTCCGAAGGTTTTTTATAATACTGTCTTTTTCTAACCTCGTCAAGAATTCCTGATTTCTTCACTTTGCGCCTAAACCTTCGAATTAGCTTTTCGGAGGTATCTCTTTTTAGCGGCTTGACGGAAATATTGACTGCTCTGCTCATTTGAACATGTGTGACCAGTTTTTACTGGTTCCTCCGAAAAGCTGACTAATATCGGTACCGGCATCTGAAGGGTCAACGCCTGCGAGTGCGGAAGTCTGATCTGATTTCTGCGGTACGGGGGAGGTTCCTTCAAAGAGATCTACTCCATTATAAGAATCGTTCCCAATCGCATCTAGCATTCTCTTTCTTGTTTCCTGTATTTTTTGACGTTCTGCTACTGCTGCTGTTTCTCGTTGTTCATTAGTCTTTGGCTGTGTTGTTGAGATAGCATGCTGTGCTGAAGTGATAAGCGGCTTGTCGCCAAGACCTTGTGCAACTTCGGAAACAATATTGGACAAAACGCCCTCTTCAAATATCACCTCTTTAATACATTCTTTTATAAGAGGTTTGAGAATCTGTTTCAATTCTGACTTTTTCATTGATCCCTCAAAATATCGTTAAGCGCTCTATTGATTCTATCTGCTTTTGTAATAATGTTTGGCTGTTTATTTTCTTGCATCATAAAAGCGCCAGTTGTTGAAGGCTCAGAAACAAAATCAAAACAAATTAATTGAAAATCGTCTTCTACAATTGTTTGCCCATCTGATTCATGAACGGATCCCATCCCTCTTGAAGATATGCCAAGTTTTACACCAGAATTAACAAGTTCTTTTAAGATCTTGCCAGATGGGGTGTTCAAAACTTGTACTTTGCCCATGACAGCATCGCCATCCCACCACACTTCTGTTACAAGATGACATGCAGCCGATAAATTAATAACAGCAGAATCGGGGTGATCTAGTTCCCCCAGAGCCCTTCTTTCACGGACAAGCTTATCGTAATTTTTAACTTCGCGTTCTAAGATTGGGCGATTATAAATTCGGCCATTTCCATTAAGATGATTTGCTCGTTGCATAACACCAGTTAAAAACATAGCGCCTTCTTCGCGAACCATTCTCTTCTCTTCTTCTGTTAGAAGATCATCGCACTTTCCGTTAGGGCATAATTCATAATATTCTGTTAATAATAGTTTATTCATAGTATTCTTCAAATGCAGGCGCAACCTGCGCGAGTTATGATCCTTTGCAGCAGCGTCTAACGGGTTGAAGCATCCACTTGTTTATCCTGTTGTCCATTATTAACTCCTATTTGCATACCATTGTCACAAAATATCACATTTAAGATATATGATGTCCCTGACGAAAGCCAACTCAATATAAAGAGATTAGCTAAAGTATACTCAAATGTAAATAGTTCTGAATACCTATTAATTCCAAATAAAAATGCCCCGACCCAAAAGCCGAGACACATTGGGCAATGAAATAATTCTCCTAGCTTACCCTTGGTTGGTCTAATAGAATTAAATATAGTTCCGTATACTAAAATCTGTGTTAGACCATAAGCAGCCAACACAAAATATAAAAGATCCATTTTAAATCCTGGTCATTATGCTCATGCCGTATGGACCCCTTATCCAGCCGGGTCTAATTGAACCCTTAGTAGGTTCTTGTGGTACTTCTCCAAGAGCGGTACTGTCATCGTCGGTTGGCTCCGTTATATAATCATCTACGGCTTTTTCAAACTGTTCAACATATTCAAAATAAGGCTTTTCTTCTGTAATAAATTTGTCTATTCCATAAAGAGCTACTTGAACCATGTCGATATCTTCGTTAAGAAACATCTGCCCTTCCATAGAACCATAAACAAATCCGGCTTTTATACTCTCAGGATCGACAATGCCCTCTTTTCTTAAAAGTAAAAAAAGTCTATCTTGTGTGTCGTAAACCTCGTCATTAGGAGTGTGCTTTGCTAAGACCAAAACTTTATTGCTTTCAGGAATAATAACAATATCTACATCGGGATGATCAAATACAACAAATTGTTCGCCCAAAGTCTTGCGAACATCAAGAACAATATCTTTTTGAATTCCAATTTTTTTCTTTACGTGTGGAATTGTTACTGTAATGCTCATTTGCTTGTAATCTCATATACTAAATTTTGAATTTTTAATACGCTGCTTACCATATTTTTATCAATTGGTCTGTCTTTAAAACCTTCAATTATGGCAAGAACTTCTTTGGTTGAGTTTGCCATGTTATTATCGTTTTTAATCTCTTCGTATTTAGCGGATCCCTCAATAACGTTATAAAGTCTTGAAAGCTCTTCGTTAAGATAAATTTTAATATCAATTCCATTATCTACAAAAGAGAAAACATATTTATTTAATAGTTCCCTCTGTTCTCTGAGGAGTCCGTCAGTGTGTGTTTCGTTAAACTTGCTAGCAAAAGTTTTAAAAACCAAATTATCAATTGGCTTCATTTTATTTTGTGGTTCTGTTGTTTCTACTAACATAAGATTTTTAACAATCTGACGTTCTAGCAAAACATTTCTTTTAATATTGGCTGGTCCCAGATCTGCATCAAAAAGTTGGGATAGGGTCGCCATGCTTTTATAATTTGGAACGAAATTAACAAATACGCTTTTTGATAATTCTTTGTTGACTCTCTTAACCAAGCTTCCCTGAGCACTATGAACGTGTTGCTGTTCAAGTTTGGCATGTGCCTCTCGCACGTTATAAACCAATTTTTCAGCAGTATAGGCATCAAGACCGCTTGTTTCTAAAAGAGTATTGTAAAGAGATAGTTCTTTTCTTAAGATAGCATTTGGATTAAAAAATTCTTTGAGAATAGAAACTACACGTAATTTGCGCTTTTGATCTTTGGATACTATTGCCTTAGTCATTTCTTTTATAAGCACTTCATATAAAAAAGCGGTATTTCTTTTCTTGTTATGTTTGTTCTTTTTCATTTTTATCACCCAATTTACTATCTTCTAGTTCCGTAATTAGTTTCTTTATTTCGTGTTTTACCTCAAATAATCTGCTTTCTTCTAAATTATCTTTATGCCCATTGGACTCATAATACATACCTGCTTTCCTAAACTCGTCACCAATAGAAGAAAGGTGATGTAGTGTTTCATATCCTACGCCGCCTGGATTATTAGTTCTGGCTGTATTTACCTCAATTCCTCGGGATTTGCTGCGAGTATGCCGCCTTCTTGGTCCGCTTTTACCTTTGCGTCTCTGGTCATCACGTTTGCCAGGGGCTGCTAAAAGTGTGTCTTCGCCCCCTTCTTCTCCAGGTTCTTCGCCTCCAGGTTCGCCACCAAGTTCGCCGCCGAGATCGTCACCGAGATCGACATCGAGATCGCCACCGAGATCGCCACCAAGTTCACCACCCATACCTTCGCCTGCCCCTTCAGCAGCGGCAGTAATAGCCGTGGCTTCTGCTTCAAGCTGAGCATCATACCGTCTATCGAAAAACATTTCTCGTTGATTTCTAATAAACTCTTCCTCAGATAAATTAAACAAATGTTCTGCAACCCAACGACGACTAAAGAAGCCTTCGGTTGCGCCCGATGCCACGTCGAACTTGGTCTTCCAATGTTCAAGTTCTTGAAGTTCCGCGATCTTAGATGGGTTATTAAGTGAAAGCTTGAATCCAATTAAATCTGCGCCCTTATACCCAAGCGTATATAAATGAATAATTCCTATTTTTTCTAGTTCTGCAATGATAGATCTTTGCAATCTCTGGATTGTTCTCGCAAAACGAATATCTTTTTGTGCAAGTGTTGTCTTATCTTCTTCGGCACCCTCACCTCTTGAAAGATAAGATTGCGGAATCTTCAATGCAGAAAACAATTTATCTCTTAAATATTTAACATCATCAATGTCGCCAGTATAAGAACCCCCTGCCAAGGTTTCAACCTTGGAAGAAACACCGCCACGGACGGGGATAAAATAATCTTCTTCAGTGCTCATCGGATTGTAACGCAAGTCTACACGACCAGTGCTAGAGTCAACAACTTGATTGCGCTTCATTTGTGTCATAACTTTTTGCATATATTGTTCAACATCCTGTGGCGCAACATTCCCAACGTCAATATAAAAAACACGGCGTTCGGGTGATCGCACGATGCGATATGCCATCATAGCGTCTTCTAACAGAATTAGTTGACGAAAAATTCTTCGTGCAGGCTCCAGGACCGAAGAGCCGTATGGCGCATATTTGTCATTACCTAATATCCTAAAATGAGCAACTTGCCAATTTTCAAATGTAAGTCCGCCCGAGTTCCACTGAAATTGTACGTATTTTGGATTGCTTTTATCTTCTCCTTCTAAGCGCTCAATTTCGTGGGTTGGAAGTCCGACAATGGATTGTATACCTAATTGTTCATCTATATCTAGATATAAAAAGAAGTCCCCATATTTACACATTGTGCGGCACCAACCAAAAAGATTGAAATCAATATTAAGAACTGTATGATACAGTTCCTGCAAAACGGCTTTAATTTCTTCATTGTGGCACTTGATATTAAGAAGAGGTTGCAAATCACTGGAAGTGGTCATTTCATCGGCATAGATGTCAAGCCCGGATGCAATTTCTGGAGTGTATTCCATCTGTTCAAAATCTTGATACCTTTCGGCTCGCATCTGATTTGCCATGATGGCTGTACTCAGTTGTTCAAAAGGATTATATGCAGATTTTTTGAAATTTAATCCTGCGGCAGACTGAAACTTAAATTTATCAAGCTGGACGCGAGAAAGCTTTCTACTCGTTTGTGTGCGATAATTTACAAGCGGACCAGAGAGCAATCGAGTTAATTGCTTAAAAAGGGTGGATTGATTATTTTTGGGATTTCTATTATTACTTGCCATTTGGTTTATCCTTTATATAGCCAGCCAAATTCGTGCATTGACTCTTTGACTTGTTGCTGCTCACCCTGGAGATCCATATTCTTTCTATATCCCTCTTGCCCTTTAATTTGATTATTGAGCTTTGTTGAGGCAACAAACATAGAGTTTACAAATGCGTTCCTATATTCTTGATCCAATTTTCCTGCCTCAAAAGCCGTATCTCGAACCCAGCAGCCAATCGCCAAAGCCATGGTTAAGTCATCATTATAACTTCTCATAGCCTCGGGACGACCATGGTGCCAGATAAAAGTTTTTAACTCGTTAACCATTCTAGAAGAGTATACAGTA